TTCCTCTCGGCAACGATGCAATCGTCCGTTTTCAAAGGCCCGCAATGTCCCCCGACAAGCGGGCCTTCTTTTTTACTCTACACCTCCCCGCGCGTAGGGCAAGCCGAACCGCTCCGCGTGACGCTTTAATCCATGCAGCACGGTCGTATGATCTCGACCAGCTCTCCGGCCAATGTCAGCGATGCTTAAATGCGGACATTCAATCGCGACCCGATAGAAAAACATCTGCCTGGCCTCGCACAAATACCTGTGCCGCCGGTTTCCAATCAGCATTCGCGCCGCTATCCCTGTTTCATGTGAAACCTCTTTCAGCACGTCCTGAAAGCTCTTACGCGGAGCAGGCGCTTCGTTCTCAATCACCACGAAATCGCGCTTTGAGTAAACCAAAGTCCGAACAAGCGGCATCTTGTTCACATACAAGACGAAATCAGGGATTTTTTCAGGTTCCGGCTCTTTCACCGGCTCAGGCGGTTTTTTTGGCGGTCCCTCCCTAAGCCTTTTTCTGACCTGTGCATAATGTGTGCATAACTCTTTTTCATACTGACTCAACATGTTGAATTTCCTCGTTTTTTTCTTCTGGATGCGGCAAGTTGACGCAAGCGTCCAATCCCTTCTCAAGAAGGTATCTTACAGCTTCTGTCTCGCTCTTGAAGCGTTCTTTAAAACGAAAATCATCAATGGCCTGCGCCATTTCGTCACTGAGCATGTAGACTCGTCTTTTCATCCTGGTCCCCTTTGTTAAAACAATAATTTGTTAAACCACAACGCAAAGGTATTGACAAGGGGTGTGATTTGGCACCTATTTGGGCTCGTCGCATCCAACACAAGGGGACACACATGGATGGGTTTAGCAAAGAGGAACGGGCTACAGCTTGGTGGGCCACTGACAGCCGCCGCGCAGTTTCTGGACAGCTCTATGATGTTCTGCGCGAAAAGCGTGGCGAGATCGAACGTCCTGATCTATCAGGCATCGAAGCGGTTCGCATGGGCCTTATCATGCAGCCAGCGATCGCTGACATCTTTACGGACGCAACCGGCATTACAACAAGCCCCCTCGATGGATTTGGTATATGTCCAGGACAGCCGTGGCTCCGCGCGCACTTTGATTTCGTGACAGAAGATGGCGGCCTTTTGGAAGTGAAAAACTTCAACGCGGCGATCGCCAATAAATATTCTGAGATGGACGAGGAAATTCGCATCCCAGAAGCCGATTACGTCCAGTGTTTACATGAAGCCGTTGTTCGCGACGCTCCGCACGTCTATTTCGCGGTCCTGTTCGGCGGACAGCAGTTTCGCTACTGGAAGTTGGAATTCACTCGCGCCGAAAAGGAAGCTTTTATACAGCGCGCAGCGCAGTGGTGGGGCTATGTCAATTCTGGCCTGTTACCAGAGCCCACGAACACCGAGGAAGCCGCCATACGCTATCCTAAGTCGATGGAGGGCTATGTCACCGCCACTGCACAAATGGAGCGCCTCGCGGATGAGTTGAAACTGTTCAAAATGCAGTCGAAGCAGCTTGATGAGGCCATCGAAGCGCGTCAGTTCGCCATTCAGTCGTTCATGGGCGAGAGCGCCACGTTGATGAACATGGCGGGCGAGACGCTCGTTACATGGAAATCAGCGAAAGGCTCAAAGCGTTTTGATTCGAAGGCGTTCAAAGAGAACCATCCCGGTCTTTACGCCGAGTATGAAAAAGAAACAGCCGGTTCGCGCCGGTTTCTTGTGAAATGAGGATACAATGAGCAACGCAATAGTCCCGTGGACAGATCAAGAAAGGATGGCAAATGCCATCGCTAAATCCGGCCTCTTTGGTCTTAAAAGTGCAGATCAGGTTCTTGCGCTTATGGCCGTGGCGCAGGCCGAAGGACGCCACCCTGGTTCGGTGGCCCGAGACTATCATATTATCCAAGGACGACCGGCCTTGCGTGCGGACGCGATGCTGGCTCGGTTCCAGCAGGCCGGAGGAACGGTCAATTGGTTAAAATATGCGGATGACGAGGTGAAAGCCGAGTTTTCCCATCCCCAAGGCGGTTCACTCACGTTGTCTTGGACATTAAAGCAGGCCAAGGAAATTGGTCTTGCTGGAAAAGACAACTGGAAGAACTACCCGCGTGCCATGTTGCGTGCCCGTGTGATCTCCGAGGGAATTCGTACTGTGTACCCTGGAGTTCTCACGGGAGAGTACACCCCCGAGGAAGTAATGGACATTCCTAACGCGCAGATGAGTCCAAAAATCCAAATTATCGAACACGAAGAACCGGTAGACGGTTTGGCGCTATATGTTCCTGATGTTGATGGGTTGGTGAAGCTCTATAAAATGTGTGCTGGCGAGGATGAATGGAAAGACACGTTTTTGGACTTGTTTTCAAAAGTCAGCAATTCAAAAAAGTTGTCTGACGCAGAAAAGCAGGAAAAGTTGAAGCGCTTGAAGGAGGTCAATGACGAGCTTTTCAAAAAGCTTGTTCTTAACGAAGAAGAGGAGATTACCATTGACGAGCTTTAAAAAAGACGGGAAAGGCGTTCTTTTTGTTAACGAAAAGACAAAAGAGAGCCAGCCAGACTATAAAGGCGATATAACGCTAGATCGAGATTACACGAAAGGCTCTGAAATTAAGATTTCGGGCTGGAAGAAGAAAACACCAAAAAATCACCTGATCTCGCTCTCGATTGATAATTATTCGGCCAACAAGGATCGCCAGTGGCCGAAAGCGGTTAACGAGGACGAAGAGGTGCCATTTTGAGTACGGTCGTTTTCGTGGTTCCAGGAGTAGCGCGGGGGAAACAACGCCCCCGCTCAACACGCACTGGGCGGGTTTATACGCCCGCACAAACGGTCAATCAGGAAGCTTACATCAAGATGCTGGCGGCAACCGCTATGCGTGGTCTTGCGCCTCTTATAGGACCATTAGAGGCTACTTTCAGCATAAGCGTGGCAATACCGAAAAGTTTTACCCGACAACAACGAAAACAAATTGAAGAAGGAGCTCTTTATCCAACTTCAAAACCTGACATCGACAATGTGGTGAAATTGTTGTGCGATGCAATGAATGGAGTGGTGTATCGAGACGACAAGCAAATTGTCGATTTGTACGTGAGTAAAATTTACGAAGATGCTGGATCTACAACGGTAATTGTATCTATGAAGGGGACGAATGATGGACACGATAGACCCAAAGATGGCGGTCAATTGGGAAATGGAGAGTTGGGCTCGTCATTATGATGAGCTGCATGGCAGATACGAGAAGCTATGTGATGTGCTTTACAACATAGTTGGACTTGAAGAGCATGAAATAAAGACGTGTGTTTGGCTTGCCAAAGGGGCTTTAAAAGACGTTGGGGAGTGGCCTAAATGACCGATGATCTTGTGAAGCGGCTGCGCTGTTATGCTGACATTGATGATCACCCATGGGTTTATGGGGAAGCAGCCGACCGCATCGAAAAGCTGGAGGCGGCGCTGCGGGAGATAGCTGCGGGTTATGAAACTGAATGGTCAACAAGTTCCGTGACCAACATGCTTAATATTGCTCAAATACTGTCTGAACGAATTGTCATCGCCCGCAAAGCACTGGAGGAGAAAGATGAGTGAGTACGAGGTCGCGGCGTTTTGGGCCGTGATCTTCATATTGATGATAACTCTAACTTGGGGACTAATGAAATGAACCACACAGACGTATTAGCCGAAGCCGTACGCATTCTTCGTGAAAGAGACGCCAAGTACGGCGACGTTCAAGAGATGTTTGAACGCACCGCAAGGTTGGTGTCGATCATTTTGGGCAAAGAAGTGACTCCTTACGAAATAACCGTAGTCTTGAAATGCTTGAAAGACGCCCGCAAAAAGAACGATCCGCTCAATCTAGAACATTACGCGGACAGCATTAACTACGAAGCGTTTTCTTACCAGCTCGTCACTGCCGACGCTGACAGAGAAGCTGAAGACGCCGTTACATTTGCGCTGGCAAAGAAGTTTGCGCCTGAAATGCCCAACACCGGAGAGTACAATGTCTGAACAAATCAAAGTCTTCATTGCCACTCCAATGTACGGAGGAATGTGCACGGGTTTCTATGCCCAAAGCCTTTTGCTGATGCAACAGGTGTTTGGTCAGAACAATGTGCACTCGGCAATCTCTTTTGTCTTCAACGAAAGCCTGATCCAACGCGCTCGCAACAGTTTGGCTCACGCTTTTCTCAAAACAGACTGCACTCATCTTCTTTTCATTGACGCTGATCTGCGGTTTAATGGAGAAGACGTTTACAAGATGATTGAGAGCGACAAGGAAGTCATCTGCGGCATTTATCCCAAGAAAGAAATCAATTGGGAAACTGTGCGCATGGCAATCAATGATGGCGTTCCTAATGATCAACTCAAACACCACACAGGATCATGGGTGATCAACTTGGTTGATTACGCTGGGCATGTAAGCGTTGCCACTCACGAACCGTTTGAGATATGGGCAGGTGGAACCGGAATGATGCTGATCAAGCGCGAAGTGTTTGAGAAGCTAAAGGAGGTCACGCCTTCCTATTGCAATGACATGGTTGATCTGGCAGGCACCATTCAAGACAAGGAACGCATTTACAATTTCTTTTCTCTCAGCATAGAGCCAGATACCGAGCGCCTTTTGTCAGAAGACTACCATTTCTGCCGGGAATGGAGAGGGATTGGCGGGAAAGTATGGGCGGCGCCTTGGCTGACACCTGGGCATATAGGCACATACATTTTTGAAGGTCACTTGCCGATCGAGGAAGTTACCCTGCCAAAGAAAAAGAAATCTGTGTCGAAGAAGCGCCGCAATAGCCGTCCCGACGAGCATTGTTGATCTTCACTTCCGTGATTGTCTGGGAGGTGTCCTTGGAAGACCAAGAGACATTCTTCCAGACTTCACAAGCGGCCTTGTTAGTCTCTCTTGTGCCCGTCAGACTTGAACAGCCGGTCAGGAGAAACATCAGCAGTGTCGCCAGCCCGTATCGCATTGCCAACCCTCTTTAAAGCGTCTGCGTTAGCCTGAAGCTCAATCTCAAGTATAGCATCAGACCGAATTTTTCTGTAAATGCCAAACATTGCCATAACGACAAAAATGCCAATGATGGCGTTGCGCCCCCAAGAGGTGAACAGCAGACTAAACACCGTATTCCTCCATGTGCTTCTTGCGCCAGTACCAGATGCCTGCGGCCAGGCATATGATGGCGGACAGGATAAGGAAATTGGTGTTGCCGAGTAAACCAACAAGCTGATTTGCCGTATCAGACGCGTCTTGCGCTTGCGTAGCAACTTCTTTTGCAACTCCCAAGCTTCCAAGCCCTGCTGTAACCAACGCAGCATTGCCCTGTTTGCTGTCTGACATTGTTCGTACAGGAACAGCGTCAGGTTCAGCGCGATGATCTTCAGCATCAACAGGATGATCATCACCCTCGCTCCACCATGCGCTTTCAGCTTGCCTGCGGCGAACCAAACCAGGAAGAATTTTTCCTTGGCTTTTGGTCCACTTCATTAGCTCTGCGGGGACAGCATCAAATTGTCCAGCATTGATTTTCTTCAGCAGCGTGGAAGATTTGAGAGCGCCAATCCCAGCGTTGTAAGCGAAGTCTACCAAAACGTCGAACTGGTTCTGTGTCAAAGGTTGTTTGACCATGTTGTACACGGCAGTCTCGTACTTGATGAGATCGCGCCGCAAAATTTCTTCCGCTTGCGCTTGAGTGATCTTCATCCCTTTGGTAACAGTTGGAACGCCAGCAGCCGAAGTGTGCCCGTAGCCAATTGTGCAGACGCCAGCCGGACAGCGGTAAGCTACCAGCTTACAGCCTTCGTATTTCTTGAGAAGAATTTCAATGGCAGGCGGGCTTATCTGCATCCCCAACGCCTCCTAGCGGCTTTTCCGCGCTCACCCTTCCACTTCTTTGAACGAGCGCAAAAACTTTTGTGACGACCACTCTTAGGGTCTTTGGTAGGGGCTTTCAGCTTTGAGCCAGTCGCCTTGTTGTACTTGCGCCGACCCTTCTCTGTGAGACCGCCGCCAGCCTTGACGGACTGTTTCTCACCGCGACCCACAGAAAGAGATGGACCAGCCATTATCGCCTCGCTGTCTTCTCGGACTTTCTAAAAGACTTTGCGGTAGGAGCGCCTTTGCTCCCAGGTTTACGCATACGTTCTCCGCTGCCCGCCTTGATGCGGCGTCGTTTGGCGTGAATGTTTGCGTACAAACCTCGCTTTGCCATTACAGTCCCTCACCCGGTGTGAAGTAACACTCAGACGCACCCTCTCCAATAAAAGCTATGTACATGTTCGTTCCAGACGTAAACTGGTACGGAACCGTAAACACTTTCATTGATGCAGGAACGGAAACAAGGGAATATTGAGGACTGCCGTTTGCGGGAAGGCTTGCTGTCACGTTAGACAGATTACTGACGACAAAATACACCGGCTGACCGCCAGCGCCGCTTGGCTGATGATTTGCAACCATGAGCTGATTGCAAGGGCTATCAGACGTGATGGTGATTGTCTGGCTGGACGTGGTGACGTTCGCTTTGTACGTCTTCCCCTGGGCCTGGAAGGCTATATTGTTGCCCATTAGACTCCACCCTTCTCCGGCTTGCTGACCGGCGAATTCTTGTAGTCGTTAGGACGATCTGAGAAATTCCATATAGCTTGGAAGCCACCTAAAGGAGCCCTTCCAGGCGTAAAGGTGCCTCCGCCAAACCCATAGCCATCTCGGGGCTTTTGAGGGCGAACGGGAACGGAATGCGACCCTTGCACGGGGTGTGCTGCATCACTCTGGCTGTTCTTGTTGTTTCTGTCTTTCACGGGTAGGCTCCTTCTTAGGTCCACGCGCTTCTTTGGTAAGGCTTGGGATAAAAACCAGTACCGCAAACCCTCCGGCGACGTATAGGCGCTCCATCGTTGGAGCATACATCGCCCAGGCAGCGAGACCGAAAGTCATCCACAAACCCATGATTGTGAGTAGGCGAGCTGTGACCACGGCCAAAGCCGTGCGCACGAGCGCAATAACAGAAGCATCCACGATTTGTCCCCAACAGTTGTTGAGCCGTCATTAGACATCATCCTCTGTCAGAAAGCCAGAGCCGTAATCATCGTCCGCCATCTTCTGTTTAATCTTTTCTAAATTCATTGCGCGGTCTATGACCTTGAGCTTTACTTCCAGCTCAACAGACGCGTCCGTCATCACGGCCTTCAGAAGGTCGCTGACTGCCTTTTCAAGATCAGGATTGATACCGCTGGTCTTCTTGTTCACGTCACTCTTCCTCTGCAATCGAACGCCCGGCGCCAGCGGCTCCGGTCGTCGCCAACTGCTTCTTGCTAACACCGCCTGTGCGCTCAAAGGCCGGTGTCATTCTCTTTTGTATTTCTCTTGCAACGTCAGACCTTCC